CTATGTCTTTAACACTTATAAGCGTGCAATTGATACTGTCGCAGATCCTGAGTTTGCTGATATGAACCTATTGGTTGCTCCCGGTCTTACCAAGACAGGTCTAACCACACACATGATTGATGTATGTGAAAACCGTGCTGATACAATGGCTCTAATTGACCTTCCCGATGTTTACTTACCTTCACACGAAAGATACTACGCGAACATCGCCGATCGCCAAAGGAAGAGCCCATCAGAGGCAGCAAACGACCTGCGCACACGCCAGATTGATTCATCCTATGGTGCAACATTCTACCCATGGGTTCAGACTCTTGACGAGCCTACCGGTCAGCTTCTTTGGGTTCCGCCCACAGTTGCAATGATGGGTGTGCTCGCCAGTTCAGAAAGATCTTCACAAGTATGGTTTGCCCCCGCTGGATTTAACCGTGGCGGACTTTCTGACGGTGCTGCAGGTATTCCTATCACTAGCGTCTCACGCAGACTAACCTCCAAGGAGCGTGATGTTCTTTATGAGGCACGTATTAACCCAATTGCAAGTTTCCCAAGCTCAGGCATTGTGGTATTTGGTCAGAAGACCTTGCAGGAGCGCCCATCTGCTCTCGACCGCATCAACGTGCGTCGTCTGGTTATCTTCCTTAAGAAGCAGATTTCCATACTATCTACTCAGATTCTCTTTGAGCAGAATGTACAGGCAACTTGGAACCGCTTTAAGGGTCTGATTGAGCCATTCCTTGCAAACGTCAAGACTCAATTTGGTATTTCAGATTACCGCTTGATCTTAGATGAAACTACTACAACCCCTGACCTAATTGATCAGAACGTTCTTTACGCAAAGATTATGGTCAAGCCCGCACGCGCCATTGAATACATCGCTATTGACTTCATAGTTGCTTCTACTGGCGCGTCATTTGATGATTGATAAACGGGGGGCTTTTGCCCCCACCCACTACTTACTTATGAAATATAGGAGAACCTAACAAATGCCATTCTGGTCAACAAATTTCGGTCAAGACACAACTTTAAAAGATCCAAAGCGTAGACATCGATTTACGGTGGAGTTTCAAGGAGTAAACGCTGCCCAGGGCGGTGCTCTCCTTTGGTACGCTAAGACTGCTACCAAACCCGGCTTTTCAATAAATGCCGCTGAGCACAAATATTTGGGTCACACCTTTTACTATCCCGGTATTGTGACTTGGGATACTATGACTATTGCACTTGTTGATCCAGTTGATCCAGAACTTACAGCAACTGTTTCTGATATTATCGTTGCTTCTGGTTACGCACCACCCACAGATGCAAATTCTCTTGGAACTATATCAAAAGCAAAAGCGGCGGGTGCCCTTGGAACGGTTATAATTACACAACTGGATTCAGATGGTAACCCGCTCGAAACTTGGACACTATGGAATGCCTTTATCATGAGCCACAAGCAAGATGATTTAGATTATTCAAGTGATGATCTGAGCACCACCACTTTAGAGCTTAAATTTGACTGGGCAAGAGTTGAAACCCTTAACAACTCCTCCGCTGTAAATGGTTCTGGTGGTAATTCTTTCTATGATGTTTGATAAGACAATATAAGACGCGAGGTGTAAATTGTCAAGAAATCAGGATCGCTTAGGCGGCGCTAAACAGCCTGATACGAGCCCGCCACCGCAGCAAGGTGGCGGAGGTTTCTCGTTTGTAGTTCCAACTGAATTTGTAGAACTACCATCACAGGGTCGTTTTTATGCAGAGGGGCACCCTCTTCATGGAAAAGATTCTATTGAGATAAAGCAGATGACTGCTAAAGAAGAAGACATACTTACTTCAAGAACACTATTAAAAAAAGGTGTAGCTTTAGAAAAGTTAATTGAAAGCTTGATTGTAGATAAAACAATAAATCCATCTAGTCTTCTTATTGGTGATCGTAACGCTATTATTATTGCCGCTAGAGTATCTGGCTATGGCAATGACTACATCACTAGTGTTCAATGTCCTTCATGTGAAACTAAGCAGCAATATGAGTTTGACTTGAATGATGCTCATATTCAACATGGAACCATTTCAGAGGATTATGGTATAACTGATTATGGTGATGGCACAATTGGCTGTATTCTTCCAAGAACTCAGGCAGAAGTTAGAGCAAGACTGCTAACAGGTAAAGAAGAAATGGCGCTAACAATCACAAAGAAATCAGAAGGTTTAATTTCTAAACAATTGCGTTCTATTGTTTTAAGCGTAAACGGCGATTCTTCGCCACAGGCGATTAATTATTTAGTTGAAAATATGCCTTCAAGAGATTCAAGGCATCTTCGTATGGTTATTCGTCAAGCAACTCCAGATGTTGATTTAACTCAGCAATTCTCTTGTACCAATTGCGGTCACACACAAGAGATGGAGGTGCCGCTTACGGCGGACTTTTTTTGGCCTGACCGATGAATACAACGAGGGAGTTTATGAGCAAATTTTCTTCCTCAAATATAACAGCGGCTGGAGCTTTTCCGAAGCCTACAGTCTTCCCATAGGGCTCAGAAATTGGTTTGTAAAGAGGACTATAAAACAACTTGAAATGGAGGCTGACGCTATAAAGAAAGCTTCTAAGGGACAAAATAACTCTTCTTACCAAGAGTTAACTGCCCAAAATCAACCCAAAATTCCAAAAGAATATGCCAGATAGCTAGGGCTCCTTCGGGAGCCTTTGCTTTTTGTGGGCGAGTCTATTTATAGGGAGAGGTAACTTTGCATGGCTCCACCGATTCGACCCACCCCAGAAGAGATTGCTGCGGCACAAGCAGCAGAAGAAAGAGTTAGATCTTTAACCGATGAGGCAAAAATCAGGAGAGAGCTAAATGATTTGACAGCGCAGCAATTAGATGTTATTAAGGCAATTGCAACGACATATACAACCTCCAATCCTGCTCTATTGGCTGGAATTGCAAATTTAGAAAGACAACTAGCAGCCACTGTTCAACTAGAAGCTGCAGAGCAACTTAGGCTTCAAGCTGCTATAGATACAGCAGAAACATCTAGAAAAGCAGCAGATGCAGATTTAAAAGCCAGAAAGCAAGCAATAGAATTAGGCAAAGCCCAGATAAAAAATAGCCAAATTTCAAAAGACCAACTTGATGAAATAGTAAAAAAATATGAAAACTTAGAGGATACGATCAAAGAGGCAGACAAAGCGTCCAAAGAATTGTTTGAAGGATTTAGTAGTCTTTTGAAAGGCGATTTATCAGGTGGATTAAAAAAACTTGGCAAAACAATGTTTAATACATTTGCTGGAGATGCAATAAAAGGCGGAATTGGAAAGTTTAAAGATTCTTTGTTTGAACTTTCTAAAAAAGCGATTGGTGGCTCAGGTGGCGCTATAGCAGCCCTTGGTGGTCTGGCGGCTGCTTTTGTTTTAATTGGCACAGCCGTTGCAATAGCTTCCAAAGTAATGAAACTTGCATTTGAAGTAGCCGAAGCAACACATGAATTTATGAAAATTACAGGCGCAAGCCAAGAATTTGCCTCAAGTTTGATTAGTGTAGGCAACGAAGCCCGCGCTTTTGGTGGCACAATTAAAGAAGTTAGCGCCTCTTTCCAATCTTTGTTTGCAAGCGTTTCAGATTTTACTATGATGTCTCGAACATCAAGAGAAGAATTAATAAAAACAAACACTGTTCTTTCTAAACTTGGTATGTCAAACGATGATTTAGCTCGTAGTCAGCAAGTTTTAATTAAAGCTATGGGGCAAACAGCTAGTCAAGCAGCCGCCTCCACACGCGAACTTGCTGCCCTTGCTATGGATATAGGTGTTGCACCCTCTAAGATGGCTTCTGATTTTGCCGCTGCAGGTCCTCAACTGGCTAAGTTTGGTCGTGACGGCGTTAAGGCATTCAAGGATCTCGCACAGACAGCCAAGATTACAGGCATAGAAGTCAATAGATTACTCGCGATAACTGAGAAATTTGATACATTTGAGGGTGCTGCTGAACAAGCAGGTAAACTAAATGCTGCCCTTGGAGGCAACTTTGTGAATGCCATGGAGCTTCTTACTGAAACAGACCCAACTAAACGCTTTGAACAAATGACTGATGCCATCAAAGACGCAGGAAAGTCTTTTGATGATATGACTTACTTTGAGGCTAAGTTCTTTGCCCAAGCAATGGGCTTGCAAGATGTCAATGAGTTGGCTCTAGCCCTATCTGGCAACATGGACATGGTTGGTAAGTTTACCAAGAAGTCTTCCGCTCAATATGAAGCACTTGCAGAACGCGCAGCAAAGGTTCAAAGTTTCCAAGAAAAGATGAACACCCTCATGGCACAATTAATCCCAGTTGTCGAACCACTTGTCAATGCTTTATTGGGGCTGTCTGACTGGATGATGGAAAATCTAGATTTGGTTAAAACAGGATTTAAACTTATGATAGGTCTTGTCACGGGCTTGGCAGTAGCCATGACAGCGTTTGCCATAGCCACAATAGGGGCATTTTCTCCTGTTATTATTATTATTGGAGTTCTCGCTGCCCTGGCTTCATTACTATTTATTGAATCATTCGCTTCTTCCTTCCTTGAAGGTATCGGTAAAGTCGGCAATGCAATTGGATTTATGGGAGATAGTGCAAGAATTTCGGCAGGAGACATAAAAGATTTAACAGGCGAAGCAAGCAAGTTGGCAAAAAATGGATTGTTTGGTAGCCAAGGGCTGAAAGTAGCCTCTGAGACAACCACAAAGAGTATAGGCGAAATGAACGTAGCGATGCGAGGAGCATCTGTGGGTGCTGCTACAGCTACAACCGAAGCAAATACATATGCAATGTCGCAAGTAGGGGATACTATCACCACCAATACACAAAATTACATGGGATCGCGCGAGCCAATGAATGTAAATCTAAATGTTGATGGTAGAAAGCTTGCAATGGCAACGATTGGTCCAATGATACACGCAAACGCAATGAAATAGGAGTATAACAAATGTCAAACCCACCAGAAATTGATTTTAATGTAAGAAAATATCAAAACGAAAATAATACCTTAATAGATGGCTCGGATGCGTTAGCAAATAAAAGACATTTAGTGATCTCTTTTTATCATGTTCCAAGTAAAAAATCAGTTTATTTCAAAGCTTTTATCACAGCTTTTAATGAAAGCTACAATTCAAATTTTACACCACATGAAACATTCGGTAGAACAGACCCAATTTATCAGTACAAAAACACCACTCGTAAAATTACTGTAGCGTTTAAGATTTTGGCTGCCAGCGAAGGTGAAGCGTATGAAAATCTTGGTAAACTTTCTTTGCTTGAACAAATGCTTTATCCAGCTTACGGAGAAGCAGATAGTGCCACAACTTTAACTCAAGCACCACTTATAAGAATAAAGGTAATGAATTTGCTAACAAGTAATTTTGTAAATTCTGAAGCTCCAGAGGCTGGAGATAAGAATCCTAGAAATGTTGTTTATAATAGTTATAAAAGCCAAAAAGATCCAAACTTAGGTTTACTTGGTGTTATTGACAATCTTAATGTAAATCATAATCTAGAGGGAGATGATGGAGTTTTCTTTAAAAGAAGAGAAGAAGAGGATCCTGAAACAGGAAG